TCTTCTGAGATGTCAAATCGTGCGGAAATATCATTTATTAATTTATAGTCCATTGCTTTTTCCTTTGTTTGGGTGGGGGCTTTGCCCCCTTATGGTTAATCTTAGATCACGGATTGAGGGTTGCTTTCAAAATATCTTGCATCTGCAAGCGTAGTATCAGGATCAACTTCTATAGCGTCAACTGAATATTTTTCAGTCTGTGGCACAAGCCATTCTTGGCAAACTTTGGCGTGAATCCTTGTAAGAAAGTCTCTATGCTGTTTCGCGTCAAATAGATGCTCATAAACTTCCATTACTTTTGGCTTGTCGGGATCAAGGTTGTTAAGACGCATTTCAGCAGCACCTTGATCGTCAAACTTTTCTAGCTTTTTAAGTACATAAAAGGTTTTCATTTCCATTGTCTTTCTCCTTGTTTGGGTGGGGGCTTTTGCCCCCTTATGATTACTTTACTTTGATTTGTGTTCTTTGGTGAAGGCACTGGATGTTATAACCACCAGCTAAAAATGTGCGTATTGTAACAACGTGTCCGTCAATTACAAATGTACCTTCATATCCGTCACCGTAGGCTTTCAATTCAAAATCTTGAATTTCTGTGATGCCTTTTTTGTTTAATGCTGTGATAATGCGCTTGTTGCGACTTTCAATTAAACGATCAACATTCTTGCGAACAATAGGTTCAATTAAGTTTGTCCAAGCTAAAAGTTCAAACCATGTTTTGCCACCAGCAACTTCAAACAATTTATACCAATCTAATTTTTTTCGTGTTTGCCTTGCATCGTCCATTATTTTTGAAATTTCAGCTTTGCGGCTTTTAGCCCAAGTAAGTTGACGCTCGTACATTTCAGCGTCTAATTCTGTAAAGGCTTTTTTGATCTGGTCTAACATTGTTTTTGCTTTCGTTTGGGTTTGTTTTTTTGTTTATATAAAATATATAATATGCGTAAAGCATATTGTCAACGATAAATATTATAAATTTATAATTATTTTTAAAATAAAAAAGAGGCCGAACCGCAGCATCTTCGACGTTTAAATCACTTATATTTTGTATCCATTCTTTTGTAGGTGTAACTTGAACTCCTTTAACTCTTTCCTTGCGGCCCAAAGTTCTTGTATAGCTTTCTCCGCTTCTCGCTTGCGTACCTCGTTCTTCAAAAACTTGTACTCAGCTTTTAATGCAGGGGTCAGGTTCATTCGATAGTCCCTTAGTTTATTGCTGTAAGATTATCAGGTCGTTTTCGTGGTCTTAGCGAAACGTCAACAGTCTGGTGTTTGCTAAAGAATGTATGATTGCCAATCGTCATTCTTTTATCAAGACAATCAGACCAATGCGTTTTTATATCTGAGCGATGATACCACAACAGGCTTTTGTCCGAATATGTTCTTAATCCAGTTTCCAGTTTACGCAGTGCTTCTTGTGATACAATAACAGCATCAGCCCAAGCTACTTCATCCTCTGGTATTTCAGCCCAACCACTTCTTGAAACAAAACTGAACTGATGAGCTTCCTTGACAACGCCACACACGTTGTCAGGGAAGTCTTTATGAGCCACACGGTTAATGACTACTTCAGCAACGGCTTTCATGCCTTCTAGCGGCTCTCCACGCGCCTCATGGTAGACAGTCAGGGCAAGGCACAACTCAATTAACATTTAAAAGCCCCTGCTTTTCCATAGAGCGACATTCGTTACTTCGAACTCATGCAAAATACTTTGAAAGCCATACCATTCCGCCTTGAAGTGCCGCATCTTTTCGGCATGATAATCCATATCTGCTTCAGCATTTTCTAAATTCATAAGGTGGCATTCGCGCTGATAAACAGGATGCCAAAGGTCATTAATTTCATCACCTGATGAATACTCGTTACGCGCCGACTTTTTAAATTCAGCTTTTTCACCATGAGTTAATTCGCGGAACAGTGTTTTATCCTGATTCATTATTTTCTACCCCATGTATATTTTTGACCATAGAAATTATCATAATATTGATTACCTGACCATTTTGTACTTAAAGATTTGGTATAACCATCGTAGTTATCGCCATCGTAATCGTTCAAGCCCAACTGATCGCCTTGGTAGTTAAACATTTCTGTCCAAACTCCCATGCAAGCCTTTGAGTAATCCTTGTCGGTTATGCTGTTTTTAAAGTTGTCGTAATCCAAAGAATTTATATAATTCTGCATCACGCGACAAACTTCATTGCGCTTTACCCATGCGCGGAATGCATAGTCAGAGCCTGTCATATAAAATTCATCAGCGTCTGGAAATAGTTCGTTGATTGCACCTTTAGCGCGTGATCGCACAAGCAATCTATCACCATTTGGATCATCTTTATCTGCCACGATTGACACGAAACTTTTAGAAGTAAATATCCACATTGTGTTTGGGTTCCTTATTTGTTATTATTACGGAATGTAATATATGCTAAACGCATAATTATGTCAATAGTGGGATGGTCCCACACGCTGAATGCGGAGCAAACGGCGAAACTATATAAAAATTGCGGAGCGATTTTTTATGGCACTACAAGCAGAAATTGAAAGTCTTGAGGGACTACCTGATGGCGTTGCGGAATTTTATAAACAAACTGAAAGCGGCTATGAACTTGCCGTTGAAGGAATGGTTCCAAGAACTAAAATCGACGAGTTTAGGACTAATAACTTACAGCTACAAAAAGATAACGCGAAGCTGTCGAAAACTATGCAGAACGTCGATCTCGAAGAATACAAAAACCTTAAAGCCGTTCAGCAAGAACAGAAAGATCAAGAATTGATTGAGGCTGGCAAGGTAGATGAATTAGTGCATCAACGCACTGAGCGCCTTCGCGTTGATTTGGAGACGCAATTAAAAGCATTTCAAACACAAGCGGATGAGGCCACACAACGCGCTACGCAAGCAGAGCATGAGCGCGACAACTATCTAATCAACACACGTTTACAACAGGCTGCAACGGCGGCTGGTGTGCGTGATACAGCTATTCCAGACGTTCTAAATCGTGCAAATGCGGTTTGGCGATTAGACCCAGATACGAAAGACATGATGCCGATGCAGAATGATCAGATTGTGTATGGTAAAAAAGGAACACCTTTAACAGTGGACGAATGGTACAGTTCTTTAGAAGAGCAAGCCCCACATTTATTTAAAACATCATCAGGCGGTGGAGCCTCTGGCGGAGTCGGAGTCGGGAGTCGCAAGGTGTCAATGTACGATCAAGCAAGCATGAACAATTCTCTTGAAGCAATCGCGCAAGGAAAAGTGACTGTTATCGAATAACGTCAGTGAGGTAGGACGTTGGGCTGACTTCGGTGAAGTTGGCCTTCTCACAAGGATGAACGGCGTTCATCACTCTGGCTTCGGAGAGGCCTTCTAACCCTAAATCTTAATCTAAGAGGAAGAACCGTTATGGCTAATACCGTCACGAATATCATGCCTAAAATCCTCGCCAGAGGACTATTGGCATTGCGCGAACAGGCAATCATGCCTCGCGTTGTAAACGGCGACTATTCACAAACCGCCGCACAGAAGGGGGATACTATTGATGTTCCCATTCCGTCCGCACTTACAGTCAACAGCGTTACGCCTAGTAATACGCCACCGACTCCTGCGGATAGTAGTCCAACCAAAGTTCAAATACCACTGAACAACTGGTATGAGGCTAATTTCCACATGACCGATAAAGAATTGGTTGAAGCGGATCGCAATGATCATTTTGTTCCAATGCAAATGTCTGAGGCAGTAAAAGCCCTTGCAAATAAAATTAACACCACTGTTCATAACGAGTACAAGGGTGTTTATGGTTTTGCTGGCACGGCTGGCACAACGCCTTTCGCTTCTACAGTTGGTGCGGCGACTAACGCTCGTAAAGTTCTAAATCAACAATTATGCCCACGGACTGATCGGCGCATGATTCTTGATTTCGACGCTGAAGCAAGCGCACTCGCATTGGACAGCTTTAATAATGTCAACCAAGTCGGAGGCGCAGGGCCAAAGATTGAGGGTGAAATCGGACGCAAGTTTGGTTTTGACATTTACACAGACGATGCAATCGTGACTCACAGTGCTGGTGGCTCTGGTACGCCACTCGTTAACGGTGCTTTGTCGGCTGGTGCTACATCAGTTGTAATTGATGGGATGTCAGGTACTGGCGGTCTTGTAGTGGGCGATGTTATTACAATGGCTGGCAATACTCAAACATATGCAGTCACCGTTGCACCAGCGGCATCTGGTGGGGTGCAAACAGTCACCGTTGCACCAGCTATTACTGGAACAATCGCGAACGATGCGGCTATTACAGTAAAAGCCGACCACGTTGTGAACTTGGGCTTCCACCGTGATGCCTTTGCTCTTGCAATGCGTCCACTTCAAAGCTCAACCCAAAATGACAACTATGGGAATAACATTGTTAGCTTTTCTGATCCACTTACAGGTCTTTCAATGCGCCTAGAGGTTTCACGCCAACACAAGCAAATCGTTTATAGTCTTGACGCTCTTTGGGGCGTGAAACTGATCCGTCCAGAGTTGGCGGTTCGGATTGCTGGATAAGATTAGTAGCGGTGGGGTTAATTCCCCACCTCTTCAATCAGAGGAAAGCGAATGACTATTGAAATTTGGAAAAATAGCAACCGCGCAATTATCGAAGAAGCCGATTTAGAGCGTTTCGAAAAAAGCGGTTGGTCAAAGGCAAAGAACGCCACAACAACGAAGCCCAAAAGAGCGCGAAATGTTGATGGAACTTTGAAAGCAGATGACCCTTCAACGCCCCAGAACGAGGCGTGGGAAGGCGGCAGAGTCCCAAAGAAGAACAGGCGCAAAAAAAGGTGAAGCCCTACTCAGGGGGCTTCATATAATGTCTGAGAGATATTTAAATGACGATTACGCTGACTGTGGAAGATGGCACTGGCAAACATGATGCAAACGCATATGTTGCTGTCGATGATGCCAATACGTTCAACAACCAGCGGCCTTATGCAACTACATGGTTAGCTGTGGGTCTAGAAGATAAAAAGCGTGCGATTATCATGGCAACACGGCTTTTAGACGAGCATGTCGATTGGCGCGGTCAAAGTAAAAAATCTCACAATTTGAGTTTATCAAATTCGGATCGCCAATCATTGTCTTGGCCTCGCAGTGGTGTGACAGATTCAGATAACTATTCAATACACCAAGATCATATGCCGAATTGGTTGAAAGATGCCACGGCTGAATTTGCACGATTTCTTGCACAAACAGATAGCACACTTGACCCTTCAACATCTGGGTTTTCAAAGATTGCGCTTGGTTCTTTGCAAGTTGAAATTGATGCAGAGGATCGTGCAGGGGTTATTCCTCGCGGTGTCATACACATGATTGGTCAATACGGAACAATTCGCTATCGGGGTTCTGCAAAACTGGTGAGGGTGTAATGGCTGGCGTAGCAAATCTTACTTGTGAACAGGGAGCAACCTTTGATCGTTCTTTAACCTATAAGGATGAAGACGGCACTGCGGTAAATTTAACAACTTACAACGCAAGAATGGACATTCGCTTTGCTGCAACAAAAGAAGCAGACCTTGTTTTGGGGCTTACAAATGCAAATGGCAGAGCGACCATATCAAATCCTTCTGGTGGAATTATTAGGCTTTTAATTAGCTCAACCGACACAGAAGCCTTGGTCGCTGGTACTTATTTTTACGACCTAGAATTGTTTACGATTGACAGCACAAACCCCCCTTTAGTTGTGCGACTTATCAGAGGTAAATTTACAGTAGATGCGGAGATAACAGGATGACTTCGGTTACAATAGACGGAGGAACAACCAGTGTTGTTTCCATTGGAACTGTTGGCCCACAAGGGCCGCAAGGGCCGCAAGGCGCAACTGGCGCGGATTCTACTGTTGCAGGGCCAGCAGGGGCAGATGGGGCTTCCATGCCTTCGATAAGCGGTGCTACGGATGGGGCTTTGATTAGCTATGATGCTTCGGCTGGGAACTACGTCACAGTTACTACGGTAGATGGTGGAAGTTTTTAAATTTAAAAAGGGTGCCTAAATGCCAGCGATTAAACCAAAGACAAGTTCCACCACTGGGGCAGCACCTACGGCTTCCGCTTTAGTTGTCGGTGAAATTGCGGTTAATACAGCCGATAGTCTTTTATTTACAAAGCACACTGATAATTCAGTTAAAACTATTGGTGAAAAACCAACAGATGCTGAAACAAAAAGCGCATACGAAAACAACTCTGATACAAATGCATTTACGGATGCCGAAAAATCTAAATTAGCTGGTGTCGAGGCAAGTGCAACGGCTGACCAAACAAATGCAGAAATATTAGCGGCGGTTAAAAATGTTGATGGTACTGGCTCTGGGCTGGACGCTGACAAGCTAGACGGTCAAGAAGGCGCTTACTACACAACCTACGCTGATAACGCAGTGAGTGCGCTTGTAGATAGTTCTCCCACTGCATTAAATACATTAAATGAGTTAGCAGCGGCGCTTGATGATGATGCCAGCTTTTCAACAACTGTAACAAACTCAATAGCGACAAAATTACCGCTGGCTGGCGGTACGGTTTCTGGCAATATCGGCATGTCTGGAACCAGTACGGTTGATGGGCGAGACTTATCAGTTGATGGTGCAAAATTAGATTTAATAGAAGCAAACGCAACGGCTGACCAAACAGCGGCTGAAATCGAAGCGATTGTAAGTCACGACAATTTGCAGGGCGTAAATGCCAACCAACATATTGATTGGACAAGCGCAGACGCTGGAACGATCCACACGACAAATTATATAAATACAACCTATACTGTCCAAGATGGGCAATTAAGCCAAAATAACTTTACCAACGCGCTAAAAACAAAATTAGATGGCATCGAAGCAAGTGCGGATGTAGTTAGTACGTCAAGCGTTGTGGGAGTGCTTACGGCTGGAACAAACGTCACAATTGCTGCGGATGGCACAATTAGTTCATCAGGTGGTGGGGGTGGCAGTGGTGAAACAAACCAGAATGCTTTCAGTAATTTTGGAGTTTCGGGTCAAACAACTGTTGCAGCGGATACGGCTACAGACACAGTAAATTTCGCGGCTGGTTCGAATATTACAATCACAACAAATGCAACTACTGATACCATTACAATTGCGGCTACTGATACAAATACAACTTATTCAGTTCAAGACGGTGAACTTAGCCAGAACAATTTCACAACAGCTTTAAAATCTAAATTAGACGGAATTGAGGTTGCGGCTACGGCTGACCAGACTGCAAGTGAAATAGAGGCTATTGTTTCGCACGATAATCTGCAAGGGTTCGTTGTAGCGGAGCATGTCGATTGGTCAACCAGCCAATCAAGCAATATTCATGCGTCTAATTATACAGACACGACTTATTCAGTTGGCGATGGCGGTTTAACTCAAAACAATTTTACAACAACGCTTAAAACCAAGTTGGATTCAATAGAGGCAAATGCGACCTCAGATCAAACCGCATCTGAAATTGAAGGTATTGTTAATCACGACAACTTGCAGGGGTTTGTTTCTAACGAACACATAGATTGGACTGCAAGCAGTGCTGGTACAATTCATGCTTCTAATTATACAGATACCGACACAACTTACGCAGTGGGTGATGCTGGTTTAACAGAGAAAAACTTTACAACTGCTTTAAATACAAAATTATCTGGTATTGAGACAGGCGCAACAGCGGATCAAACCGCAAGCGAGATAGAAGCTGTTGTTTCGCACGATAACTTGCAAGGGATTGTAGCAAATCAGCACATCGATTGGACAGCTTCTAGTGCTGGAACTATTCACGCTTCGAACTATACAAACACAACCTATAATGTTGGCGATTCTGGCTTAACAGAAAAGAATTTCACAACTGCTTTAAACACTAAACTTGCTGGCATAGAGGCAAGTGCAGATATAACAGATACAACAAATGTTGTGGCGGCATTAACCGCTGGAACAAATATTACAATAGCATCTGATGGCACAATTAGTTCATCAGGCGGCGGTGGCGGTAGTCAAAACGTCTTTTCATCATTAGCGGTTTCGGGTCAAACCACCGTAACGGCTGACAGCACCACTGACACGCTGACACTAGCGGCTGGCTCTAATGTAACTATAACAACCAATGCAGCTACTGACACGGTTACTGTGGCGGCGACAGATACAACCTACAGCGTAGGCGATGGGGGTCTAACCCAGAAAAACTTTACAACGGCACTAAACACAAAGTTAGCTGGTATTGAAACAGCGGCTGATGTGACGGATACGGTAAATGTTGTTGCAGCCTTAACCGCAGGGTCAAATGTCACAATAGCGGCTGATGGTACGATTGCAGCAACGGATACTGACACAACTTATGTTGCGGCGACTACTTCAGCGGCTGGTCTTATGTCGGCGGTTGACAAAACGAAGTTGGATGGGGTCGAAACGGCGGCTGATGTTACGGATACAGCAAATGTTGTGGCGGCTCTCAGCGCAGGGTCAAACATAGCGATTGCCGCAAACGGCACAATATCTGCAACTGACACAGACACGACTTATTCAGTTGGCGATAATGGTCTGACCCAAAAGAATTTCACAACTGCATTAAATACTAAATTAACAGGCATTGAGGCAAGTGCGACAGCGGATCAAACAGCGGCTGAAATACTTACTGCAATTAAAACGGTTGATGGCGCGGCATCTGGCTTGGATGCTGACAAATTAGATGGGCAAGAGGGAAGCTATTATACGGCTTACGCAGATACAGCGGTAAGCAATTTAGTAGCAAGCGCACCAGCGGCACTCAACACTCTTAATGAATTAGCAGCAGCCCTTGGCGATGATGCCAGCTTCAGCACTACAGTCACCAATTCGATTGCAACAAAATTGGCTTTAGCTGGCGGCACGATGACAGGCAACATTGTTATGTCTGGAACCGAAACTGTTGATGGGCGTGATTTATCAGTAGACGGTACAAAACTTGACGGTATAGAAGCTGGCGCACAAGTTACAAATACAACTCGCGTTGTTGCAGCATTAACGGCTGGAACAAATGTAAATATTACATCTGGCGGCGTTATTTCAAGCACTTACGCAGCCCCAACATCTACCGCGACTTCTTCGGCAAACGGTCTTATGTCCTCAACAGATAAAGTAAAATTGGATGCCGTTGAAACAGGCGCAACTGCTGACCAGACAGCAAGCGAGATTGAAGGGATTGTAAGCCACGATAATTTAATTGGGTTTGTTGCAAATGAACATATTGATTGGTCGGCATCTGGGGCTGGTACAATCCATGCGACTAATTACACTGATACGACTTATTCGATTGGTGACGGTGGGCTTACTCAGAAAAACTTTACTACAGCATTAAATACAAAGTTGGCTGGCATCGAAGCAAGCGCAACCGCAGATCAAACGGCTGGCGATATTGAAGCTATCGTGAGCCATGATAATTTGCAGGGTTTTGTAGCAGCGGAACACATTGATTGGTCAACAAGTCAGTCAAGTAATATTCACTCAGGTAACTATACTAACACAACTTACAGTGTCCAAGATGGCGAGTTAAGCCAGAAGAATTTTACAACTACGCTCAAGACAAAACTGGATGGCGTGGAGGCCGCAGCGGATATTACAGACACTGCAAATGTTGTTGCAGCCTTAACCGCTGGCACGAATGTAAATATTACGGCTGGCGGAGTCATATCAAGCACCTATGCGGCTCCAACATCTACTGCTACCAGTTCGGCAAACGGTCTTATGTCATCAACTGACAAAGTAAAATTGGATGCCGTTGAAGCCAATGCAACCGCAGATCAAACAGC